GAAACGAACGCAGCTGCCTGACGGTGCTAATTGCCATCGGTTACACCATTGCCAGCTGGGCTTGGCCGAAGCCAGGAATGTCACGCACAGCAGACGCCACGTCCTCGATGCCGTCTGCGGCGCGCTCGGTGTTGTCGGCCGTTTGCTTCGCAGCGTCTGCGCCGCTCAGCCGTGGGTCGCCACCACGGGCCAACATGTTGCGGTAGGACTCGCCGCCAGACGTGCCGACAACGATGGCGTTAAGCTCGGACGATGCGGCCTTGATGGCGGCACCGATGCTCTGGCCGGCAGACGTGGCGGCGGCAGCTGTAGCGCCAGCCGCTGTGGCCGCAGCCTCTTGCTGTGCAGCGGCCATTCTGGCGTCGAAGTTCTGTAGTGGATTTTCAAAGTTGCCGACGCCTTGCATGAAGGTGTTTTCGGCTTCAATAGCTAGGGCGTCACCAAATCGCTGTGTATCTTGTCCAAAGGACTCAATTGCCCTTCCAACCTCAGTCAGACCTGGAATAACTTGGCCAAGAAATTGCAGGAAGTTTCCGACCGCTTCAGAAAGTCCACCAAACACCACAGAGCCTGCGGAGCCTATGCCTAGCAACGCACCTGCAAACATCTGCAACGCACCGTATGCAACAGTCCATACGCCAACCATGACGCGGATAATAGCAATCAGGCTATCCGCCATTACTTGAGCAAATGAAAAACGCTCGCCGGTTTTCTGAGCAAATGCCAGCAGGATTTCGGAGACTGCCGTAATCGCAGGAGCCAACCCGGCCAAGAACTGGTTGATGAAGCCCTGCATGGGCAATGCCAGCCGGCCAATCGCATCGCCCATGGCTTCGATGGCCGCAACCTGCGGGCCGGTCATCTTCACGCCCAGGTCGGTGAGCAGACGATCCATCTCGCGGAACGCCTGCCCGCCTTGCCGCAGGAAGTTGAGCAGCCCCTGTCCGCTGCGGCCGAAGATGTCGATGGCCGCTGCTGCCTGCATGTGCGGCGGCAGGGCTGCAATGCGGTCGGCAATCAACGCCAACTGCTCCGTCGTGCTGAGCCCAGCCATGTCGCTCATCGTGAGGCCAAGTTGAGCGAACGCCTTCGCAGCAGCCGGCGTGCCTTGGGCCAGCTCTCCAACCATGCGGGCCGTTCGCCTCAGCCCAGTTGTGAGCAGCTGCTGGCTCACTCCAGACTCGGCGGCCACCTGCTGCATGACTTGCAATTCACCGGCCGCAACACCCAACTCTTGCGACAGATTGTGCAGAGCCTCGGCTGAACGTGTCGCCGAAGTCAGGGCCGCAACTGCACCGGCCAGCGTGGCAAATCCACCTACGACCGGCATCAGCATAGGCATCATGCCGCCGAGCGTGCCGCTCAAGGCAGACAGACCGCCAACGCCCTTCTGGAACCCCTTCAGTTGCCGCCCGGCCTTCGATAGCCCGGCAGTGAGACCGCCAGTGCTGGCGGTAATGCTGACGTTTACGCGGCCAAAGTTGTTTGCCATGGTTTCATCGCGGGATCGCGTTCAGCGTGGCGAGGATCTGATCTGGTGTCTGTGCCCGCTTCGGAACCGGCAGGAACTCCTCTGGCTTCTTGACTGGCTGCCGCTTACCTCGGTTGGCGTTGTATCTCTGAGCGATTGCGACCGCGTCACGCAGCCACTCGTCGCCCCACGGCTCGAGCAGGTAGTAGCCCATCCAGCCGTACAACTGATCGACGCTCATCTCGTCGGCCAATCGCTCTACGTCCCAGATGCCGAGCTTCAAGGCGAGTCGGTACAGGAACGCGAGCACCGGCTGCCGTTCTATTTTCCCGCCGCCTCCTCCACTGCATTGCCGCCGATTCCGTTGAGCTTGAACCCGGCATCCACGATTGCCTGCACGATGTCCGTGTCGAGCTCGCCGATCCAATCGGCGTCGGCATCCTCAAACATCCGGGTGCCGTCTTCGTTGACGCAGACCATGGCGACGAATCGTGCACGGACGTTATCGAGGTTGACGCCGCCAACCTTGCCGCCGGTCACGATCTGCTCAAAGCGGTCGCGGTCCTTCGCCGAAAACTTGGCGACGTACACAGTGCCGCCAAGCTCTGGAACCTCAAGCGCCACGCGGGGCCTAATGCCACGCTTGGCCTTGATCTGCTCACGTGTCAAAGCCACAGTCCGCGCCTCCTGTCAGCACTAGGTGATGCTGCCGCTCAACTTGATCGTGAGCGTCCCGCTCATCATGTCTTCCATCTGGGCACCAGCCTCGAAGCCAGACGCGAACCCGTAGGCAGACCACATAACGGTGGTGTTACCACCGTTGGCCCAATAGATAGCGACAGGCTGGGTGGTTGAAACGTTGGTCAAGTCGGAGATAGGCTTGATCGACGGATCGAATAGCACCTCAATAGACAGCTCGCCTGGATCGTAAATCTCTGAAGCGACGAACTGCTTGCCGCCAAGAGTCAGCATGTGCGTGGCGTCGGCGACAGCCCGCGTGATGCCGCCGTGATTTACGCCTGTAATCTTGTAGGCAGCGGTTCCAGCGAGTGCGGTTCCAAACGTGACGTAAGTGCCCTGACCGATGTCGACTGCCATGGCTTTCTCAAGCCTCCGTGAAGGTGATCTCTACTGACAAATCCGTGCGGTAGATGGGGAGTTGCTCCCCGTTGGCGGGCGGCTCCTGCGTGTCGTCGTCGCTTTTGACGACGGCCAGGCGGATGCCGTCCGTTACCTTGAATTGTAGGGCGAGCCGAATGGCACGGGCGAGGTTTCGCACCTCGATCAACGACGCGCCAATCGCTGAAATTGTGAACGAGACGCGGGTAATTCCGGTCATCCCACGCATGTGCATGTACGGGCCTCGGCCCGTGTTGTCCCGCTGGTAGACGATGCACGGCAGCCCCGCTCCCTGCGGAGCCTGGACGGCGTAGATGCGACCGCCGACCTGCATGGCAATGTCGGCATCCGCCGTCAGCAGCTGCACCAGAGACTCGTCAATGTGCGTTGTGGTGGGCATCAGTCCTTTCCGGCAACCTTCCTGAGTTGGCGGCGTTCATGCTCGGCAATCGCCTTGTCCACGAACTTGCCAAGGTCTCGCATCAAGGCTTCGCGGATAGACGGCAGGTTGGCATTTGCCCAGGCCTCGAACTTGCCTGTGCCTGCAAAGCCCTTGGCCCTCGCAAACGCTACACGGCCATCCTTGCCCCTGACGTTCTTGAAGTATGTGTAGCGCGAGGCCACGTTTGACGGCACAGACATGAGTCCGCTTTTAGCCGTCCGCATTTTGACGCCACGCTCAATCCACCACGAGTGGTAGCCCAGTTCGCTCTTGTTGGCAGACCGACCTTTTTTAGTGCTGCCACGCCTGTAGCCGACAATTGCCGTCTGCGTAACAAATCGTTTTTTGGCCTCAATCTTGACGCCTACGGAGCGGCGAAGGTTGCCAGTTGGGCCGCGAGGAGTGAATGCCTTGATTTCGGCGAGCTGAGACTTGGCTACGCTGTTGACGGCTGCCCGCAGGTACTTTCGCTGGAGAGACACTGGCACTTTCTTCAGACGCGCCAGAACGTCTTCCACGCCGTCGACAGTCATGCCCAGCTGCATAGCCATCAGTCCACGACCTCCGACACCAGCAGCTCGTGCTCTTCGCGGCGGCCACGCTCAACGGCCGACATGATTTCAAAAGTGCGGCCGTCCGCAGTCAGCCGCATCTTGGGCTTGAGCCCTGACGTGTACCGCATGCGGACGCGGTGCGTCACCACGCCCTCGTTCGCCATGGCGTTGATGGCCTCGTTGCCGCTCAGCGGCAGGATGGCGATCCACCGCGTGGCAAACGTCGACCAGGCCAGTTCCGGCTCGCCGATGCTGTTGGTGCTCTCGGTGGGAGTCTGCACCGTGGCGAGCGTGTCCATGTCGCCAGAACGGAGTGGCATGGCCTACGCTCCGTAGATGACGAGCGTGTAGGACGCGGTGCCCGAGTAGGCCGAGACGTTGAACCCGGACGTGCCGCCCGAGCGGCTGTCGGACAGGGCCACCCGGTTGCCACCCGTAATCGCCACGCCAGACCCGGCGGCCTCGCTGCACACAGCGGCGGCCGATGACGCAAACGCGAACCGGCTGACGCTGGCGAACGACACAGCGGCCCCGCTGGCGTCTTTGTAGGCACTGGGTGCCACGGCGATAGCCACGGCGGCCGTGCCGCACGTGCCGGTCAGGATGACCACCTTGCCACTGCTGTATGCGTCCGTGCTGGTCAGGGCGAGCCGCTTGAGCGACTGCACGCCGGAACCAGCGGACGAGTCCGAAAACGAAACGTCGATGGCGATACGGCCTTCGAGGCTCATGCGTACTGCTTCCACTTCAAGGGCTCAAGCAGGGCATGCACGCCCAGCGGCACGTTCTGGCCGACGCTGCCGATGGCCTCGCGGTTGGCATACCAGTGCCCGACCAGCATCTTGATGGCGTGCACGGCCGGCTTCGGCACGCTCGCCGCACCGCCGTACCCAGCGAGGTACGTGATCTGCACGGCCTTGTCGTCCAGGCGGACGTTGGGCCAATCCTCAAGGTACAGCGGGTAGACCAAGGCAGGAACGTGGTCGCGGTCCAGGCGGAACTGTTGCGTTCCAGACTGCGCCCACGTGAGTGTCTGTGTGGTGCCGGCGGAATCCACATACGAGATAGTCACCGTGGCGCTCGCGGCAGTCGCGTTCAACCGCACCGGCGGGCGCGGGAGCTCGATACGGAGGCTCGGAAAGTCATCGAACGCCACGGTGTATTGCTTGTCCGCGAACGTGCGGTCGCAGTAGTCCTCGCACCACGTCGTTGCGGCATCGACCAGGCCACCGATGTAGGTATCGTCGTCGGTGAAGTCGACAATCCGCAGGTGTTCCTTGGCGTCGGCCACACTCACCGGACGGTCGCCGGTGCCACTGGCCGTGGCGACGGTGAGGCTGCGGTAGCGGCTGCCCGTCTGCGGCAGTTCCCAGTTACGCACGCTTCGGCCTCCCACGCTTGGCCTTGGCAACCGGGGCAACCGCCCGCTCAGTCGCCGGCTCGGGGGCCGTGGCAAACTCAAACGCCGGGGCGTCAACGTGCCGCACGGCGTACCGCTGGAGCTCGAGCGTGCGGGCCAGGCCGCCCGTCACGGGCACCACCTGGCCAGCCTTGTACGCGGCGTAGGGCCGTAGGAACCGCACCTGCACCATCGGGATCGTCGTGCTCATTTCCACACGTTCTCCGGTGGCCTGCCGCCTCGGTCCCAAAAATCGCCAGGGTGCTGCAGGCTCGCTCGCATGTTCTGGTCGGGCCACTTGATCCACACCTCGGCGTGGCCCAACACGACCCGAGGACACACGCCAATCTTCAGCCCGGCCTTTTGGGCCGTCAGCCACATGGCGATGTCATCGTCAATCCGCCCGTCCTCCCACCGGCCAGCCTCATTGGGTTTTCCGATGAACCACGGGTGAGGCATCTTTTTCAACGCCTCTGCCTTTAGCATCGTCAATCCGAAGTGGGCCGTGTTGGCTTGGATGACGTTGTGATAGATGAAGTGATCCCTAGCCACCTCGGCCACGCGGGAGCCATCGTCGGCCTTCATCGTGAACAGCGGCTCATCGGTACGCCGCTTCATCTGCACGGCGGCCACGAAGTCGAAGTCGCTGGCTACGGCGTACGTCAGCAGCCGAGGAATCGCATCGGCTTCAAAAATTGAGTCGTAGTCGAGCGTGCAGATCCAGAGCGGAGGGGCTTTTTCGTCCGTGTCGCTCTCGATCATGTCCGTGAGGACACGCTCCAGGCATTGGCCCCAGAACGCCCCCTCAAGCCGCACTGGCGAAATGCCGTACGGGATGAGCCCCCTGGCCCAGCAGAACATGTGATCCTGCCAGCCGAGCCGAGGCACTGACATTGCGCAGTGCAATCGGATCGGCCCGCTGCCGGTCTGAATGATGGCAGGCTTTACGCCAGCCACCGCCGAAGTCGCCGCGCCCACGGCTCCTCCTTCGTTGGAGTTGTCGTTCTATCGTCTTCGCTCAGCCGAGAACCACGCGGGTAGTGACGTTGGCATCAGACGCCGAATCGACACCCGCCTCGCCGCGACCCAGGCGGGCCGCCACGACGATGTCGTTGTTCGTGCCGTTCGCCGACGCATCCGCAGACGGCGTGACCGCCACTTGCAGATACCGCTTGAGAGCCTTGGTCGAAATCTCAAAGCGAGTCACGTTTACCGTGGCCGTGTTGCCAACGCCGGACAGCGTGTAGTCCGTGCCTTGGACCAGCCCGCTGATCGCCGCGTAGCTGCCGTCCGTGTCGCTGTGCTTGATGGTCACGACGCTGGGGGCAGACGTGTTGGCGAGCGACCGGTAGCACACGTCGATGCTGACCGAGTCGTATCCGAGGCAGTCAATCGCCACGGTGTGCGTGCCCGCAGAGGCAACGCCCGCAACGCCGGGGCTGATCGAGATGACGGACTTTTCGTTGGCCGCGTGGTTCATGGATTCTGGTTCCTTGGGTTGGTTAGGTTCAGAGGATGAGAGCCACGACCGGGCCAGCCGTCGAAGCGTCGCCCACGTCCGAGGTCACCGCGTCGTAGGACACCGTGGCCTGGAAGTAGGTCTGATCGAACTCGATGTAGCGGTCGGTGCTCGCCCGCACCGCCACGGCACGCCGCAGGGCGAAGTGGCTCGACCGCTTGAGGTCGCCGAACAACGCCACGCACTGACCGGCCGAGGCCGTCTTCCGCATGACGTTGTTGAGGAACACCGGCCACCCTAGGAACGTCGGCCGGCGGGCACCGTCGAGAACCTCGTTGGCGAGGGCACCGCTGCCGCCGAGAGCCAGCGACTGCATCGCCAGAGCGTGCATCTGCGGCGTGACGTACCAGCCGCAGGTCGGGCTCTGGGTCGCGTAGGTCGGAGCCTTGGCGACGGTGGCGAGGAAGTCATCGACCGTCAGGGCCGTAACCGCCGACTGCGAAGAGTCGTTGATGCCAGCCGTCAGCGTCTCGTTCTCAAACTTGTACTGGATGCCACGGATGCCACCGTAAAGGCTGGCCCCGGTGCCGATGAAGCCGTCTTCGTCGATCCGCTGGGCGATGGCCAGAGCGAACTCTTCAGCCACGAGCCCGGCGAGGTCAATCGCCGAGTCGTCAATCAGCTGATTAGGGACGCGAGTGCCGACGCGAACTTCCTTGCTGGAAAGCATCACGTTGTCGGTCGCCATGTCGGTCGCCTGGGTTTCGGCATTGGCGCCCGTGTGGTACGCCGTGTTTCCGCCAACGCGACGCGGGATGTAGAGCGTGTCGCTCGTCATCTGCAGGTTGTTGGCCTGCGCCGGGAACGCACCGAAGGACTCCACCAGCCGGATGACCGTCGAGGCGAAGGTGTCGGGGATGAACACGCCGCCCTTGTTGTTGTCGTTGGGCGACAGGGCGCGAGCCTCGACGTTCTTCTCGTACCACGAACGATCCTCGGCACGGCCGAGAACGTAGCCACGAATCCACCGGCCGCACGCCTCAGCGTCGCTGGACGAACGGAAGTGGCGGGCCTTGCCGCTCAGCGAACGCTCGGCAGCCGGGGCCGGGGCCGCAGGAACGGCGGCAACCTCGACGGGCTTCGCAGTCGCAGCCACCTTGCCACGCAGGGCGGTGATCCGCTCGGCGATGGCGTGCTCGCGGGCGAGCTCCTTCTCGAGCTGCTCGGCTTCGCCGGCCAGCTTCTCCATCTCCGCGACCTGCTCGGCAGAACGCTCGTCGACCTTGGAGAGGTCATCGAGCATGGCGGCCACAGCAGCGGCCCGGTCCTGAAGCTTGGTGAGTTGGCTGGCCATCCTTGGCACTCCGTAGTTGTGAACGGTGACAGTCCGTGTCTGTCGTTCACACTACGCCAAGGATGCCACTCAGCCTCGCCTAGTGTTTGTATTTACAAGGGACCGGCGGCAGATGTACTCGGCCGGCACGACTTGCTTGGAGCGAAACGTGCAGCACTGGCACTCGATGTACCGTACCTGCGAATGTTCGCCGGCCTGCACGCTCGAGCGAGTGCGGATGCGACCCTTGCCGCACTGGGGGCAGATGTCACCCGGTCTTGCCACGCCTGCTCCTACTTGCGGTTGTCGTACACAAGGTCTTTGACTTCGTCGGTCGTGAGATTGGCGGTATGGCCACTGCTGTCGGTGACTTCGACCATGGTCACATAGCCCTTGCCGACTTTCTTCGTCTGGCTTTTTCCGACCTTGTAGCCCATCTTGCCCATGGCTTCCTTGGCGGTGTCGAGGTTGAGCTTCGACTTGCTCTTCGGCAGCGGCGTGTCGTGCTTCTTCGACGGTGACTTCAGTCCGCCAGGGGCGCTGCCAGATCCTTTTGCCGAACCTCCATCGCTTCCGCCTGATCCTCCACCATCGCCGCCGTCTCCACCGCCGCCACCGCCTTCTTTTCCGCAACTGTTGTCGATCCCGCCGCCTTGCCCAGTTGGGCAAAAGCCACGCAGGAACGTGCGGAGAACCGCCGCCTTCAGACGCACAGCAATAGCCTGGGCGTCAATTTCTGGCGCAGCGGCAGGCTGATCGGCCTGAGCCTCTTGGCAGCTGCACCTCTCTTCAGTTGCCTGCGACGCAAGCCACTCATTCATGCTTCGGCGAGCGATTGCCGTAGTGCTGCTGCTATATGCAGGATGGGTCACTACGCTTACATCGTAGAGGCCAGACACCTCGCGGATCGAGCGTCGCGGCTTGCCGTCTTCGCCTGGTGCCCACTGCTCGCCGCGTGGCTCCACGGTGAACGCGAACGACGATCCACGCAAATCGGAACGGGCCACGAGCTCGCCGATGGTGCGGCCCAGTTCCGTGTTGGGCAGCACGACCGAATACCTCAGCCCCTTGTCATCGCTTGTGAGCTCGAGCGTCCCGCTTGACGTGCGGCCCAGCAGTTGATTCGGATCGTGGTTGAACAGTGCCACCACGTCCTGCTTGCCACGCTGGCGGCTCAGCACCTTGTCGAAGGCACCCGGCAGGATGGTCTCGCGGAAGCCGCCGAGATCCACGCTCAGCGTGTTGTATCGCACCGCGTAGCCGGTCAGCACGGGCCGCCCGTCCGCACGGGTTTCAACCACGGCACCGCCGTCCTCGGCGAACTCCCAATCGCGGCGCTCAATGTTGCTGGCGTCCATGCTCTCGCTCCTCTCGGATTCGCGGTCCATCTGTTCGACTTTGTCTGCCGACCACGTGCGGCCAGCGTCGCCACCCCACAGCATCCACGCCACGAAGCCCGGCGTCTCGTCTCCCGGCTTGTTCCAGCCTGGCCTGCGGTCGGCCTCGTGCCGAGCAAACCAGGCGTTCATCTCGCGTACGTGATCTTCAGTGAGTTCTTCGCGGGCGGCGATGATGTTGGCCCGGCGCACCGTCTCAGGCTTGAGCCCGTCGCCACTCTTGCCTTCGTTGTGCAGCCGCAGCCCGGTGCGAGCAGCCTCGGCCATGCCAGCCGTGGGCTTGAGGTCAACCGCCATTGGCATCGTCCTCAACGTCTGCCGGCGTGTCCTTGCTCGTGCCGGCAGCCACCTCGGCCACGTCTTCGCCCATGTCGCCTGGCGTGTCTTCAACCTCGCCGGGCGAGTCATTCGTTGGCGACTGCATCGGCCCGAGGTTCTCCTTCTGCCGAACCTCTTCTGGCTTCATCCACCCGTTTCGGATGGCGATTTCGTACGCCTGATAGCGAGTCGTGATGTCGCCACGCAGCAGCCCTTCGACCAAGAACTCGGCGTACAGATCGCCGTCCTCTGGCAGCACGTCACGCTCGATGGCACCCTCGATCCGCCGCAGCCACGGGGCAATGGTGAACTTCTCGAAGCTCACCATCTCGCTCTGCAGGTTGCCCCAGGTCGCCCGGCCCAACTCCTGAATCATGTGCGGCGGCATCCGCCAGCAGCGGCAGATGGCCAACAGCGACTGCATCCAGAGCTCGGCCAGCTGACTCTCTTGATTCGTCGCCGAGACACTGTCGGCCTTGAGTCCGTTGCTGAGGATCGCCGTTCGCCCAGCCTTGGCCGGGCCACGATGGGCGCTCTCCCACTGGTCCCGCAGCTGCTCGCGGACTTCGCGGGGCAACGCCTGGTCCGTGTGCAGGATGATGCCGGGCTGGGCGTTATTCCGGTAGAACGTCGCGGCGTACTGCTCGAGGGCACGGGCCAGCCCGATGGCGTCCTTGCCAAGCTCGACCGGCACCTCGCCGTGCACGCCGTCAAACGACAGCCACCGCACGTGCATGATCTGGTCATCTCGGTACGCCTGCTGCCGGCCCGTGCTCGGGTCCGTGTAGACGTAAGAAAGAGACATGTCGTTTTCCTGCACCACCTTCATGCCGGCCGGATTCAGCGGGTGCAGTTCGCTGACGCTGCCACGGTCGCCGGCCACCTTACACTGGTACGAATTTCCGTAGAAGCCAAGATGAAGGCACATCTGCTCGACCCATTCGTAGCGTGTCTGCCACTTGTTGGGCCGGCGGGCCAGCACGTTGTAGAGCGGAAGATCCTTGGCCCGCTCGCTGTTGTGGTCATCAAGCCTGCGGTAGAGGTGGAGTGGAAGGCTCGCCACCGTCTCGGCCACAACGCGGGCACACGCGAAGTACGCCGCCGTCTTCATCGCCGTCTCGGGCGTGATCCTCACGCCACTCTCGCCGGCCATGGCCACGAGGTCATCCCAGCGGGACATGCGGGTATCGAGGAACTTGATTTCGGGCAGTGCTGCCGTCGCTTCCATGCGTCACCAGAAGGAAATCTCGGGCATATCGGCGGGCTTCATGCTCTCGCCCATGTGAACGCCTACGGCCATGATGGTGGCTACCACCGCGTCCACACGTTCCGTGCTCTTGGCCTTGCTGACCTTCAGATTCCCGGCTGGATCTGTCTGGACGGCCGCATTGCCTAACTGCCAACCTACCAACGGATTCAAGCCAAACCGCACCTTTCCATCGACCACAAGAGCCTCTAGGCGGCGCGTCGGCGCTGTCATCGACGCAAAACCCTGCCCGTACAACGTCACCGGCAAGCCTTCGTCCGAGAGCTCGGTGGCCAGCTGCGTCGCGTTCCATCTGTCGATGGCCAACTTGCGGACGCGGTGCTTCTGGGCAAAATCCAGAATGTCGGCCTTTACTCGCTTGTAGTCCGTGCTGCGGCCCTCGGTGTACGTCAGCCACCCGTCCCGGTGCCACGCCGTGTACTGCACCCGGTCGTTGCGCTCCCGCTCAGCAGCGTTGTGCTCAGGTATCCACGCCATAACATGCACGTCGTAGCCACCCGAATCGTTGGGGGCCACAGCCGCGAAGCACGTGGTGTCATAGTTGCTGGCTAGATCGAGCCCGCACCACACCTCCCGGCCCTCAAGCGGCTCGGACAGCGGCCCCATGCACGCGGCGATTTGGTCTGGCCGCAGCCACCGCACGTCTGACGTAGTCGGGATGTTAAGCCGATACCGCAGGAACGAGTTCAGCTTTGTCGCGGAGTTCTCGGCCTCGCGGCAGTCGGCCGCGAAAGACTCCTCGCTGATCGTCTCGCCGAGGGACGGATTTGCACGGTGCCAAACTTTGGGAGACTTCCAGTCATCCTCGCGGTCGGCCGCGTAGATGCAGCCGAAGAACGATGGATCAAACGCCGGGTCGGCGATGCACCGCTCGGCGTAGTCGTGCTGCTCGTACCACAAGTGCGACTTGTTGGCCTCGCCGGCCGTCGTGATCGACACGGGGCAGAGCGGCTGTCGTCTGGCAGCGCCGCCGTAACGGAGCGCATCCCATAAACGCCTGTCGCCCCTTTGGGCATGCAGCTCATCGAATAGCAGGCAATGCACGTTCAGCCCCTCAGCCCGAAACGCATCCGCCGACAGCACCCGGTAGAACGAGTTGCTCGCCTTGTGAATGATCGTCTTCCGCGAGTCGAGCACCTCGAGCACCTTCGACAGTGCCGGTGAAGAGCGGACCATCGACGCCGCCTCGCGGTAGATGATGCCGGCCTGCTCGCGGTCGCTTGCCGCACCGTAGATTTCCGCCCCGGCTTCGCCGTCTGCGAGCAAGGCGTACAGGCTGATGCCGGCGAGTAGCGTTGACTTCCCGTTCTTCTTCGGGATCTCGATGTACGCCTGACGGTATTGGCGAGTACCGTCCGGCTTACACCGACCGAAGATTTCGCCGAGCACGTACTTCTGCCACGGGAGCAGCAGGAATGGTTGACCGGCCGTCTGGCCCTTTGAGTGCTTGAGCACCTTCTCAAAGAACTCATAGACCCGCTTGGCCTTCGCCTGGTCGAGCCCCGGCCGATGCTTATCCGTGGGCGGCGAAGAACTCTTCGAGCTCGTCTTTTTTGACTTCGACTTGCGTGGCAAGCTTCGTCCTCGAGGAAGGCGTCAGGCCGAACTCACTCAGCAGGCTAGCCTTCATGGCAACAAGTGAGCGGTAAAGCGGACCTGCCGGGTTGGGCTTCACGCCACCCAGGTCGGTGTGCATCACGGCACCGCCCGCCCGCAGCTGCAGCAGGCACGACTGCTCAGCCGAGTGCACCTCGCACAGCGTGGCCAAGGCTTCGCCGTCGCCAGTAGTCAGCACGCCCATCCGCGACAGGATGCCGGCAAGCTCGTGCCACTTGGCAGTGGCGATCTCGTCAACCTTCAGCCGCTCAGGCATCGGCGGAACTCCGACCGGTGCCGATGGCTCCCGCTTCGGCGGCCCTTTCACGGTGCCTTCGAGAATCCGAAGTGCTGTCGGCTTTGGTCTGCGTCCTGCTTTTGCCACGATTCACCTCGGGCCGATTGTTAGGAAACTCACGAAACTGCACGTTGCGTGCCGCTCTAAGGGGCCAACTTTGCCGGCTAAATTGTTAAAAAACCTCGGCAATTTCGATGCCGCGTACGCACGCT